AAGCGCCGACTTCCTGACAAACCTGGGCTTCGAGGCTACCAAGGTGAAATCGGCATGCTTGTATCAAGACGCAGATTTCCCACTGATCTGCATGAGGCTGGTTTCGCATATCCGGAACGTGCAGACAAAGCAGGCAGCGTAACGATTACGGCCCTACCAGCGGATAGGCTTGCGTTTACGGATTAACCGCTTGAGTAGAGCCACCATTTGGAGAACAGAGTATGAACGACACAAACCAACTTGACAACATTGCTGACATGGATGCCGCTATTGACGCAGCAATAAAGGGCTCAAAATGAATACCGAAGAACGGCAGACGATGCAAGAGGCTTTGATTTTCATCACTGACTCATGGACACCGAGTATGCCGGATACCACCTTACGAGCCTCTTGGTTAGAAAGGAGAACCGCCTTAGCAACCAAACTCCGCGCTGCACTTGAGCGGCCTGAGCAGGATCACCCTACCGGTTATTGGCAAGGCCAGTACAGCAAAGACGGCGGGGCGACTTTGTATGAGGAAGAACAGGTGTCTGTATTTGGCCACAAGTACATAAATATCCCACTCTACACCCACCCAGCGCCGGCCAAGGAGTTGACCTGCACATGGACAGAAGATGATGAAGGCACCTGGAACACCACTTGCGGCAACGCTTTTGTTTTCACAGAAGAGGGGCCGCTTAAAAACGGATTCTTGCACTGCGGATATTGCGGCGGGAAGTTGGTCGAAGTGAGGCAGGAATGATCTGCCTCATACCGGTCAAGCCGTAGGCGTAGCGGATGGCGTAGCGGCGGCCGTTTTCGTCAACGCGATCAACGGCGTCAAAACAGTCCCGATGATCGGCTTTGCTTGAGCGTATAGCCCAGCCATAGTGGGTTCCTGCGCGACAGCGGTATCAATGACTCCCAGAAGCGCAGTGAGCTTGCTTGCACCCGCATTGGGGAATGCCGCTTGTAAGCCTTTGACCGTTGTTTCAATCAAGGCCCACAGACCAGGCATTTCAAATATGAGTTTGATGGCGGCTAAAAATGGTTGCATGATAAATTTTCCTTTAAAAAGTTGACTAGAACGTGCAGCGATATTGTAAGTCTGCCCCGTCTATCGACAAAGCAAAATTCACAATTGGATTAGGACTCTCCGTCCTTGAGGATGTTGCCGTCTCTATCGCGGCGGATATATGACACTGGGGGACTTGGCTCAGTAGGTACGCTTGGCAGTCCTGGTTGGAGTTGTACATCGACTGGGATAGGCTGGGCGGCTTGTCCAAGCAATCCGACTTTAGTGGAGGTCGCAACTGTGATCCCATGACTGCACACCCCCCAAATAGTAACAACAGCGCCAGACAACTGCATGATTTGAACATCTGTGAGTGGCAGATCGACGCCAAACGTCTTGGCCAGCGCGACCAAAGCGGTGAGCAGCGCAGCAATGTACCCACCCGCGATTTGAATTTGCTTTCCCTTGACCACAGTGGCCAAAGACATGCCAGCACGGTAAACGCGAAATAAATCAGCAAGTTTCGAGAACATTGGTTCCTCCTTTACGTGGGGGCTAGATCGTACTGCGTGAGATCGTGCGCCCTGATGATCTGGGTGAGTTTGTCGCAGTATAGAGGGTCAGTGGCGTAACCGGCCACTGCTTCGGAGAATGCCACGCTATCGGTTGTCTTAAAGCAATCCGCATATCGAGGGTTCGCACGCAAGAAATCCCCGTGATCAACAATGCTTGCGACATAGCTCGGATATGACCGGAATGCGTCTGTTTCCTGCACGCGCACGCCGTTTCTAACTTCGTGCGTCACTACGTCCACGGTCGGGCCTGCCCACGCGCTATCGGCCTTGACGCCGAAAAGATTGTTGCCAGGCGGCACAGAATGTAGCCAGCCAGTCTCAAGAGCACATTGGGCGATGGTAAACCCAGCCGGAATTTTATCAGCGGCTTGAGAGGCAAGCGCACCAGGGAGTATTGCGGCGATGAATTCTTGAGGCGTCATGGTTTAATCCTCATTCGAGTCTCCAAAGTCGATCAGCAAAAAAAGGAAAATGCAGACTGCTATGAGGGCTATGATTTGCCAGTGAAGTGTCATTGCGGGCCCCTTAGAAGAGCTTTCCAAAGGTAATAACCTGCCCAGCCCAGAAAGCCCAATAATCCCCATTGGCTAATAGCAAATTTCATCTTTCGCCAGAATAATGCCCGGTCCTCAACGCGCCGGATATCGGCTTCGTGTACCCGTCGATGCCCTCCGGCATCACCTTCTGGAAACGCATCGGACATTAACTTTTTGATGTTGTTCGCCAGATCTTCTGCATCGGCCTTAATGTGTTTATCAATCTTTTTGTCAATCTCGCTAACAGTGTCATGCACGCGCATCACCATGTTCATCATGGATACATTTTCGGCTCGTCTTTCATGCTCTTGGATAGGTTCGTCTGCCATGGTTGACTTTCTTGTTTTTTAGTCGGGATTCGTAATCAGAGTCTGCACGCCGCCATTGAGTAGTAAGGCTTGGCGCAACACGGCTTGAGGCATAGCGAACAGGCCTAGGTCAACGCCAGCGGCTCGCATGATGTCGAGCACCATTCCTGCGCATTCGGTGTACTTCCCATGCACCCACGGCTGATAAGGTGCGTGCATGGCTTTGAGCTGGCTGTACGGTTGGCCGATGTGGGTAAAAGCAAAGTCCTCGGCCTTATCCCAATCACAATCTATAGCGATATGGTAAACGTCCTCCCCCTCTTCCAGCGCCTGAGACAGCAAGCGCATGCGGACGCATGGGACAACAGCTTCTATGATCCATACTCGCTGTGCCGGGCCAACCCAGATCACGGCCAAGTGCGAAACATCAGAGCGCGTGAATGCTTGGACCGCTGCGACTTTGAAGGCATAAAAGCTGGATAACATCGGTTGTAGAAAAGAACTGGCGATAATGTCCCCGCTTTTCATTTTTGGTCGGAGTTCTGAATACTTCATGGCTTGCTCGAAAAGTACTCAAGGCCCGACACGGTACCGTCAGCATTCCAGACGTTCCCGTACCAAAATGCGACCATTCCGATGCCCTTGGCAAAGACATAGTTGTACGTCGCCGGTGTGCCGTTGTTGAACTCAATCAGACCGGTGTGCCACACGTCAGAGTAACCGCGCCAGGTATCCAAGTGCTCGATGGTTCGGTATCTCCAGTGATAGGCCGGGATCAGAACCGTATCATCGGTGCAGCTTTTTGTGACGCGTGAAGATGTGTCTATGACCTCACCGACGACCGGCGCGATGGTAATCTTAGCCTCACCCGGTGTGACAGCCATTAGCATGTTATTGACGCCCTCCCCCATGTACCAAATACCACCAACATCAAATGGAGCATCCTCTAGAGATTGAGTGAGATCGGTGGGCACATCTGGCACAGGGTTTGCGCCCAAGCGATAGGTGCTGACAAACATCGAGCCGATGGACTCGCAGGTGTGGCGCGAGTATTCCAATGTCTGTTGATTTTGCACCGGGCCACTGCTTTGAATGTCAAGGGTTTGTTGAGTCGAATCCCAGACCGAAGTAATTGCCGACACCTGATACACGATGCCCGTACCTGGCACCATAGGATAATATGCACTGTCGGCATTCCCACCGCCGCATGCGGTAAGAAACACGGCTATTAAACTAAACAATGCTTTCATTATGTCGCTCTAATGTAGTTTTGATATGTATTGTTATCATCCATCCATAAATAAAATTTAGTGGCTGATTCAACGACTGTTATGTTATACCCGTTTGTATCCCAAACAAAATACAATCCACCCATATAAATGATACCACCGGCGTTACTAAACTGAGCGCCACTATTACTACAAACAGGATCAACAGTCCAATGAAGACCATCGGTTGAATACGCAATCGTTTTAGCTGATCCAAAGCAAAGAATAAATCTACCGTTCTCATAAACCGCGCTTGACAACGGTGAAGTTGAACTACCTAAAGGTAATTTTATAGATTGCCAATTTACTCCGTTATTTGTTGAAACCCAAACTGACGTGTTTTTGGCAGATATATCCTGCATTACTACTACACCAAAACCATTTGAAATGATTGGGATATTTACAGTGCCCGAAGTTCCGGTATACGTCCCAGGATAAGACACGTTCCACGAAGTCCCATTTGTCGAGCTAAGAATCGATGATCCAAGTGCTCCACCTGACGGGCTTGGAGATACGAGAAACGCCGATCCGGTCCAACATACTCCGAGCTGATTAAAACTGGGGCACGTCTGCATTACCCACGTTGTAGAAGCATCGAGCAGGGTGTAGATACTTGTTATTGATATATTCGATCCGAGGCATACCGTCATTCCGAGTGACGAGCTATAAGCAAGCGTCTGCTGACCTACGACCAGTCCACTAGGTGCGCTTGTCGTTGCCGTCCACGTGACACCATCGGGCGAATAAATAACGCCGGTTGTAGTCGCCGCAAGGAACCGTGTACCGGTCCAAATTATGCCAATGACCGTGCATGATGGTGTCGTGCGATTTGTCCACGTAATACCGTCCGGCGAAGTCTGGATTGCGCTTGTCCCCGCCGTGCCAGGAATGACAAATAGAGTGCCATTTGTTGCGCCGTAATTCGATGCCGGTACGTTAGATAAAATCGTGCGTTGAGTTGCTGCCATTGAACCCACTGGAAAAAAAGGCGAAAGGCTTGGATACGATGCACGCGCAACATCTTGGCCAGACAATGCAAGCCAGTTGATATTTGCATCGAACGGAGGCTGTACGAATTGTCTGCATGACCCGATAGGATCGTTGCCGCCAGAAGATAATAGGAGAGACATTTATTGCTCCATCGTGATATTGATTATTTGCAGATTACCGGTATTGGTGTCCCCGGCATTGGCGACAAGACGGGTCAGTACGAAGTTCACCCAGTTCTGTGCTGCCAAGGACGATGCGGGAACTGCGAGCGTCGTAGTCAGGTAGTTCTTCAGATTCGACGCCGTTCCAGGGGCCGACACCGCTTCGGTGACATTCGTATAGGAGGCTGGTGTTACCGCACCGGAGGCCATGATTTGATAGCCAAGCTGTAGAAAATAATTGTTTGATGTCATATCGCCGGTGTAGTGAATCCGAAGCTTTAGCGCCTTTGTAGTGTCAAGCGTATCGAGCACCGGCATTGACCAGAATACAGACTGTGCCAAGGCTTTGGCGAACTGGGCGGCGGGCGTGTCCGCAATTTGAACAGGAGAGGCCGGTGCAAGCCCGTACCCGATCAAGATTGGGACTGGAAAGCGAAATGTACCCAGCGCCAAGATGCTTGTAAGCTGAAGATAAGTGCCGTCGAATGTTGCCGTCAAAATCGAACCTGCAACACACTCGCCACCGGTCAGCGCAATAGGACCTGACACACTCGGCTTGCGAAGTCCAAAGGTGCCAAATGCGCCAGGAGCGAGCGTGATAGCTCCGGTATTGGTGTGGCCAGCCATCCAACGAATTTCAGTCCCGGTGTTGAAGGCTTGCAATGCCGTTGGCGTATTGACCGTTTGTGCGTTTGCAGAGCCTGCCGATGTGCCACACCAGAACGTCCAGTAGGCAGCGCTTGATGTGATCTGGGTCCACACTGCCCCGGCTGCATTACCCGTCGTGGTGCAGAGCCACAATAGCTTATTGGTCGTATCCCACAAAAACGAGCCACTGAGAAAATTATTAACCGGCGCTATTCCTGCGACAAAGCCATTTGGATTGCCAGCATAGGTTAAACCATTTGTGATCTGCTGCCAGTTTGCGCCGCCAGTATCGGGATCGCTGGTATTGTTGTCTGCGGTACTTAACCACCATGCATTACCCGCCGCCGCATAAAGAACCGCACCAGACGGATATCCTCCAATAGCAGTTGAAAAGGCGGCATCATAAGTTACAGATGCCCCGGCATTTTGCCATTGTGACCACGCTGTGATTTGATTCAATATCCCATTTTCATCGGCTCCAAACGGGAATACTCCGCCTGCGGCAACATCCGTGAATGTAATCGACGGGAATCCAAGCTGAAGCGATGCGGCACCCACCTGAACAGGCGGCGTTGTCGGGATGGCGCGGATATATCCGGCACCAGCGCTGCTTGCCCAAACTACGGGGAATTTTGCGGGTATTGAAGAAGCTAACATTTTTAGCCCTAAAGTTGAATAATTGTAGCCGATACGCCAGCAGGCCTGGGCAGGATATTAGAATTGAATAGAATCGAAATCTGGGCCGGGGTTAGTGGAAAATCAAAGACGTAGGTCATGGTCATATCTAGACCATCGGTGCAATAAGCCACTTGACCAGGAAACAATAACCGAAGGATTTTATTCAGCCCAGGAATCGAACCGTCCCATATATTCGATGCAGCTTTTGCCAAAATCAATACCCTGAAAGCATCATCTGATAATGAGATATTATTTGTTGCCTTCGGGCCCGAATACCATGTACCATGACCCCATGTATTAGCAATTCCAGCTATATTACCTGCCTCAGAGAAACCGAGATATACAGAATCACTGACGGGTAGAATGCGCCCGGTATTAAGTCCAACAATCCTCCCCCACACATCAAGTCCATACCCGACTGCGGTATCGACATTCCACACCTGATCGTAAAAGCCGTCCACCGCTGCATTCGCACCAACCGCCTGCGAAAAGTTATCGAGCAGGGACAGGATTACGGGACTATTGGAATACTGACTAAATAACGTGTTTTCCCATGCGAACGGAGCATCGCCTATCTGGCTTTCACCAATTACAAATTGACCGATACCGTTTGAAGGAGACACAGTTATTTAGCCTGAGTTGCCACAGCTGCCACTGCAAGGGCGTCTGCAAGGCGCTTGTTCTCAACTTCCTGTGCATCCGCTGCTGTCTTAGCAAGGGCTTGGGCGGCTTCGCTAGCGGCCTTGGCTGCGTCAGCAGCGGCTTGCTTCGCCAGAGCGTCTGCCATGTCGGTTAAGGACTGCTGACCGGCTGCGACAGAACTAACTGTAATTGCTGCCCAGATATCCGCAATGGGATAGCCCACTTCACCAGCCATACTCACGGGTTGGGCCATACCCTCTTTTTCTGACAGCACAGTCACTCCGTCATCGTCGATGATGCGTTCGAGAAACTTGATGTGTGCGCCGCTGATTTTGCCATCAGTCCAGCGGACCAGGAATTCATAAGGGGATCGTGTTTTGGTGATCATGTTTTGTCCTTTGTGAAAATTAACCAACAATCCAATTTGTGCCATCTGAATAGACGGGTACTTTATTGCTGCCACCGCCTATAACAGTGAGGCCAAGTCCGAGAATTACTGTGGTGTTTGCATCGGTAACGAAAGCTATGGAACCAACACCAACGGCTGAAGCAGAGGGCAATGTACCTACGGTGAAGACGCCTGTTTTTATGACGCCAAGATTGGATAAATTCCCACTAGCATCCAGCGTCATCGCCTGCGTGAAAGCTATCGCTGTGCCTGCGGTGCCGGATGGGGCGGTGAACCACTTATATGCACCCTGAATAAGTGCAAATCTGTTTGCTGCAAGCCCTGTATTTCGATATTTCCAAGTATCGCTCAGCACCGCATAGGCATTCCATGACAACGACAAATTACCATCACTTGTTTTGTCTGTTGAAATTGCGGAAAATGTTGGGTCTAATTCAATTACCCTTGTGTTGGTCCATCCGGCATTAGGTGTGCCCCCAAGGCCGAGGTTGCCGGAGGTGTCTTCTTTCAGTCCTGCTGTGGTCAAAGCGCCCGTCGCACTCAGCGCTCCGGTTACGCCTAGGCCGGTGGATGAGAGAGTCATGTATTTTACAAATGACGATCCACCATAAAACCACCAATCCAAGTTGTTCGACGCACTTAGTTGGGAAAGCCAAGCCCTATCTCCGGCGTTATTTTCTACCTGAAGGAACGATCCTGAGCCTGCTAAATCAGAACCATTCTGGTGCGAAATTATTGCGCCCGCAGTAGACTTCAGTGCGCCACTCCCCGTAATAGTCGTTCCTGAGACTGCTCCCGCCGCTGCAAAGGTCGCCCCGCCTAGGGTTGCGGCGTTGACGTTGGTGATGTTGGAGCCGTTGCCACTGCTTGGCGTACCCAGTGCGCCGCCATTTACAAGAGCACCAGAAGGCAAATCAGCAGTGACAAGCGCACGCGCAGTTACAGGTCCAGCAGAGCCGCTTACAGGCCCGGCCTGTACAGTATTTGGTGAGACTATTTCAAATGTCATGGCAAAGCTACTCCTATAACGTAAAAATCGGCGGACATTGCTGAACCCTGCGCAGTTGTTAGCGACAGATAGATTGTCGTTGCCGTATATGCAGTTTCTAGCGCTCCGACTGCGAATGATGTAGTCAACAATACAGCCGGTCCGGCCAGTGCTGAATATGACTGCCCAGAATAAACAATCTGAGACCCGCCTTTACTTATTGATGTGTAGATGCCTCCAACTGCTGTAGTCACCGCCCCCGAAGCATTGGTGACATAAACCCCGGTCAGCATGTATTTTGTCGGTAGTCCGGTTATTGCCTGATCTGAAGTTGAATTTAAATTTGCCGAAAGCTTTATCGTGAAACCAGTGGGCTCTGAACCGACAGAATGGACGACGTAATCTTGTTTTTGAGCAAAATACCCGTTCCATTGTGCGGCTGTCGGGATTTGTCCTGTAGTAAATCCAGGGCTTGATTGTGCGAACGTCAGAATTCCGAATGTCGCTATGATCCAAAACAAAAGTATTTTTTTCATGGTGCCAACGTTACGTTAATGTTGAGTGCAGATGTCACGGGCATTTGGTTTATGAGCATTTGAATTGAAGTATCGGTCATGGCCAGCACGTTCATTGACTCGCTTAGAACAGTCTGAGAATTTGAGACTGTGTATGTGCCCGTCGATCCGGGACTACCGCCCGTCTGCGCTACGATGTAGGTGCCCGGTGTAACACCAGTCCCGACAATCACCTGCCCGATAGCGAGCACACCACCTGTCACTGTAACGGTAAGCACGGTCGTAGCCTGCGAAGCGGTGATTGCAAAGGCCGGTGAAGCGTCACTCCCAAGCGTGAGGTTTGTAATCAGTGCCCAGGGGCCAAGTGCATAAATGCTTTGATAGAACCGGCTGGAAAGCATCAAGGTTCCCGTCTGAATTCTCAGCCCACCATCGCCACCGATAAATGCGTTCAGAATGGCGTTTGAAATCAGCGTAGCCGCATTTGAAGGAACTGCCGAGGAAGGGTAGATCGACACATTAAAATAAATCTCAACGATCGGTGGAGTTTCGTAGGTGATCGAATATGGAATCCCAGGCGTGCCGTAAGGGTAACTAGTGTCGTAAACGGTTGCAGACGTGTTTCCTTGCAAGCCACACCCCGGCGGCTTTTTGCTCCAAATAGCGGTTGCAACATCCTGAGAAACACCACCGGCCACGCTTGCATATAGCGTATTGGCCTTGATGCTGACGCCGCCGAGTTGGAGTGTGGCGCTGCCTGCTGTTTGACTCACGGATACCGTGTATGGGCTGCTGGTGCCAGCTGTGATCGTAGTCCCATAGGTTACGCCCGGTCCGCTAATAACCTGCCCTATGGCCACCGTGCCGGACGTAACTGATGTGACTGTAAGCGCAGTCCCTGCGATAGACCCGACAATGACCGCTGACGGATTCACTCCGATCGGGTGCGGGTAAAAATTGTCCTGCACATATGCTGCGACAACATTAGGGACACTTAAAATCGCGCCCAATACCGACTGCGGGCTGTTGACGGAATTAGCCTGTACCGATTGCTGCCTACGATTCTCAAATTGATACCTTGACTCAACATTCTGGCCCTCTATACCATCGCTGGCATTTGTGATCGTGTCCCATCCGCCAATCGACCCGTAGATCGTTGTCAGGGTACCAGCCGGGCACGCAATAGGGCCTTGCACGTTGTTTGCAAAGGGCAGGATGATTGACCCACCAATAGGTATCGTCCCGGCTTGGGTGCATGAATAAATGTTTCCTGCCGTGTCCTCTACCAAAGCTCCGACATAGATCGTGACACCCGCCGCGCCGGTGCAAGTGCATTGCACTGTGGTACTCGATGCCGGGATACGCGTCAGGAAATAAATCCGTCCAATGGCATCCTGCATGCGGCCCGAAGCAAAGGCCGGATCGACGCCGTTGAATATCGACAAAAGCAGATCATTGGTGTTGCCGATGATTGCCGTCTGAGTCATTGCAAGTTGGGATTGAGGCGGGGCAACTGTACCGGCCACGGGCGGCCCAGCGGGGAAATTCAAAGCCCCGGCGAACGCTCCCTGCCAGTCGGCTATAACTCCAGTCAATACGGCTGACTCGGCGGGCGCAATATAGCCCGTTGGGGACAAGGATACGACAGGAACATTAGTTATCATTGGATTCCCACAATCGAGATATTGCCCTGATTATCCGTTATTTGAGCCTGCCCGGATAGCTGTCCATTACTCAGTCCGGTGTAATAAACCTTCGCAGAAACAACACCAGGAACGCTCTTCGCCGCTGCCTGATGTAATGATCGGACCAAGTTTATCGGAGGTGTCTTTCCAAGCACTTGCTGGAAGTATGGGATCCCGACGGTTGTATCGTAAATATACTCACCACGAAATAATTTCATGGCCGAGGCCGCATCCTGCGCGTGCGCGTAGGGCGGCGATGCGACAGCGATATTGCCAGAACTGTCTGTAGTAAGGTCCCATTCAGCGCGAGATAAAAGCAAAGTTGAACTCATGATGGTGCCCCCGTGTTTCCTGATCCAGGCTGTACGCCGCCGTGCGTATGACCGATTCCTGACTTGCCGCCAAATGTCACATTGGTCGAACCTGTAACAAGCGGCGCGGTCACGCTGGTATCGGCCACGATGGTACTGGTAGCCGTTACCGGGCCGTTTAATGTAATAGCAGCCGCGTTGACCGTGAAAGTACCGGGCGTCGTAACCGTGATACCTGCGGACGTAAATTGCACGAATTGATTTGGAGTTCCATTCAATACGCCGCCGATATAAAGGCCGTCACTCATGCTGCACCGAGAATTGCTGCCGGGATTCGCCTGCGCCTTGGTCGTAATCACCGTAGATATATCACGGTCCGCAAACACCATAATCCCAATATCACCCGGCCCGGGGTCAATAATGACAGCATTTACTCCACCTTGAAGCCGAAAGTATGGACAGGAATAAATAACCGCGTGATCTGTTTTGTTACCGGCACCATCAACCTGATTTACGAGCGGCTGCACATTGACCGTTCCCACTGGCGTCAGACCGCCGCTATTCGTGCAAGAGATAACCTTAACCAGCGTGCAAGTATGGACGCCGGACAGTATCGATTGAATCAAAAACGTCTGAGCATTGAATTCAGAGCCGAATGTCTCGGGGCTTTGAAAGCCTTGGTATGCGTCAAGCATTTATCGCTCCCGCACTCCACCCTTGAAACTCAGTCAGCCACTGACCATCTGGCATTTCGCTTTCGAGCGTGTGAATCACGTTATACGCGGTCCAGGTGCCGTTCAATCCAGGCAATTCAGTTAAGCTCGATTTGATTATGACGTTTCCGCCTAACTGTATGTTTTGGTTATATAGGCACTTAATCCCGATTCCAATGCTCGAATAACTCGGGTAGCCGATCATATTATCTTGATAGGTGATTATTGGTATCGGTGAAATATCAGTACGACTGCCGCCCTTTGGCCATATAACCAGTTTCCCATTATCGATATTGTTGCATCCTATACCTGATGCGTCCACAATCGCCCGGACTTGCTGCCATGCTGTGCCGGGGAAATTTCCCTTCGGTAATTGTGCCGTTACGCCGCAGTTAGTGAAGGATACTCCCATTGTGTCGGCCAACTTCTTCAACGCGGTTGACACGTCAAAGCTGCCCGGATAACTTGTCGCCGCCACGGGCTTCAATGCCTGCAATAACGCCGACTGTGCGATGATATTCATAACCACATCGGGCTGCGAGTTCAAGTCGATTTGAGATAGTGTGATCTGCCCATCAAAAACAACCAAAGGAATAGAATCTCCATCAATCGCGCTGACCTGCACTGTATTTCGCTTAGTGCCAAGATTTACCGGATATATCGATGCCAGTTCATTATATATAGTCGAAGTCAATCCAAATATCCTAAGCTGGCATCCGTTTTGCTGCGAGTTGCCGCCTTTGATTATCTTTGCGGATATTCTCAAGCCTTCGACCGTCACCTGATTCATTCCTGTTTCCCCGAACGTACCTTTGCCGAGGGTGAAAACCAGAGATAATGATTTTTTGGTGAATGCCATCGATTACCCCAGATAGCACAATACATATCTCGAGCCAAGCCCCGGCGATGTGGGGTCATTTGTTCCATTCAAATCGACAAACGTCAAATCACCTAGAAATCCAAGATAATAATCTCGAACTATCCTATTCCTGTCTTGACAAACCACGCCGCCGATAATCAATACTGAATTGACAAAAACGTCAAAAAATAACCCATAGTCGTTTTGATAGATATTGATGTTGCAATTCTGACCTGCCAACTGCACGTTAAGTGATTGGCTCGGAATATCTTGCAGGGGTATGACTTGCATTATTGAATCCCCGCCGGTGCAGGACTTATAGGGCCTGCCTGCACAGTACCATCATTGACCGCATCATGCGGGGCTGATGTGTTTAAAAATGTCGCAGAAGGTGATTCACGGACCTCAAGCAGCCGGACCTCGACGGTCAGTAACCCGGCCCCATTCGTGGCCGATCTTTGATAATCGTAACCCTCAACTGAGACATTCTGGTAAACGCGGTCCGGCGTCACGACATCATACAGATCAAATGATTGCGCAATGGTGTCCAGGTCGATCAGAAAATTATTCCGGTCGGACACTTTTCCCCCCTGCGTGAAAACTACCGAGGTCTCGAAAGGCGTCTGAACTTTGTTGTAATTTTGAAACGCGCCCTGTTCCATCGGGTAGTTTGCAATTCTCCAACCCTGCCTATAGCCAAGGGATTTGAAGGAATCCGGCGTTAAAACCTGATTGCCTGATAGGTCGAAAATTCCCCACTGGCTTGAATCGCCTGATGCCGCATTTTGGACTCCGGGCACATCCCCGCTCAAAAGGCTAGGCTCTGAGTAATCCAGAACGAGTCTCAGCACTGGGGGCACACCTAGCGCAATTGGTACATCAGGGAAAGTGATATAGCTCATGCAAGCCCCACATTCGCCATCGAAGCGAAGGAATACGATTGCAGCCGGTCAACCATCGCACTTGCTACGTCTTTATTTGTTTTGGCATTCGGCGCGTTGACATTCAGGTTTTCGATGTGCGTTTCCACTTGATTGCTGTTCGATGATTGATTGCTGGTGTTTGCTTGATTATTTGTCACTGCTGCCTGAGCGCCGGTTGCCAGTCCTTTGTCAATTGGCGGACCTGGACGAAGCGCAGATAGTATTGCCGGGTCTGGCTTGGGAACGTTGATCGTCGCGACAACCGGCACGGTTTGGCCTGCTACAGGCTGTGCTGCTTGGGCTACGGTGACGGGATTTGACGCCGCCATAATCTGATGCGCGTGGGTAAGATAGTTCTGAGTCTCACGCGGTAGCACGGACGGATTGCGACCCGAGGCGATGAATTTATTAGCGCGTCCAGGACCTGCGTTATAGCCAGTCAATATGGCGTCAGTGTCCGTGCCGTACTTCTTTTGCAGATCGCTCAAAACGACCTTCGCTACCATCTCATTGTATTGAGGGTCGGTTAGCTTGGCGGGGTCAAATCCATACTGCCTCGCGGTGCCAGGCATGATCTGGTAGCGCCCGATAGCTCCGGCTGGTGATACTGCGTTGTCTCCGCTGCCTTCCAGCTTTCTCACCAGGCCCAACAATCCGGCTTGTGGTTCTCCGCCATCTGCCGGTGTTGTCGGTGCTGATTCTGTTGGTTTTGCCTCAGAATGATTTCCACGGATTGCATCCCACACGGCACCAGCACGATCTGAAATCCAACTGAACGCCGCACCGAAGGCAACGATCAGAGCATCATAAATAGACGGGATAGCTTTGATAATCAGCTTTATCAGCGCCACTATGGAATGTGAAACAAGCCTGCCAAATCCATCAAAGAACGTGCCCAGATCAGTGAAGAGTTTTGTCCACGCGGCGCGTATGTCGTCACCAGATCCAGTGAACAGCGCGACAACAAATCCGATGCCGTCTTTGACAACATCATAAAAGCTGTTAAACAGTGCCTTGGCCGCGTCAAATACCGGTGCCAGGATTCCAGACAGCGACTCCCATGCTCCTTTAACGTAGGCCCAGAATCCGGCAAACTCTGACTTGCCGCCATCAATGAAGGCTTTCCAGTCTTTGTACAGAACGATCACGATTGCGCTCAGGGCTGCGACGGCTGCG